GCGATGCCTGCTGCATAGGGTGCGAACTCTGCTAAACTTGCCGCCATTGACGAGGCTGGCACGGCTGCTGCGGCTGGCGCCGTTGCTGACAGTGCTGCCTCTGGCCCATAAAGTGCCATGCTTCCAGATAGCCCCGAAACTGCCGGTACAAAGCTGCCTGTCACGGTAGTGCTGGCGAATCCGAGGGCCTCTGCAAGAGAGGTCACGCCCCCGGCTAAATACTCGTACCCTGATGCTAAGGTCTTTCCGAGTCCGGCGATAGATAAGACACCGCCGACCCCACCTGACCCTGAGCCGCCAAGAAGGCTGCCGAGGCCTGTGCCAAGCCCACCTAAAGAGAAGCCGTCCAGCGTGCCGCCAAGGAGTCCCAAGAGGCCCTTTGACAGCCAGGCCGCCGCCATTTGTACGAGCATTTTTTCAAACATCCGGAGTATAGAATCGAAAAAGTCTCCCCAGGTCTTACTGCCGTCACCGAAAAGCATGTTGTCGAGGGTGTCGGCAAAGCTGTTCTGTATGTTTTTCCACATCTCGTCATAGATCTTTTGAACGGCTTCTTGCGATCGCTTGTGTTCTTCTATCTCTTTGTCGGCGATTTCCTGCTCTGCCTTCTCGTTTACCTGGATACGCTCAGGGATGTTTTTAATCCACGGATCTTCTTTGTAGGGGTTTTCCTTGTATGCTTTGTTTGCTGCGAGAATCTTCTTTTGGGCCTGGTAGTATGCTTCGAGCTTCTCTGTGTTGACACCGACCGCGATGGACTGCCTGAGGTAATACTCTTCGAGGTCCATTTCGAGAAGGTCTGATGCGCTCTTTGTCAGCTTGGCGTACCGCTTTGAGAGGTCATCGTATTGGGTGTTCAGGATTTCGTTGACCTCTTTCTCCCTGGCGAGTTTGGCAAGCATGGTGTCTTTCCAGGCGGCAAGGAGTTCGAGGGCCTCTTTGTGGCCTTTTAACTGCTGGTTAAGGGCGAGGTATTGCTTTTCTACCTTGGCAACGTCTTTGGCGTACTGGTCGTTATTGGAGTCAGCTATAAGCCCGTTGAGGGTCTCGATGTTCTGAGCAAGGGTGTTGGCTGCCTTGGCTTCTTTGTCGAGTTCCTTCTGTGTCTTGTTTGTCGATGTGGCTGTCTTTTCCTGGGAGTCTGTCAGTGAGTCGCTGGCTGCCTTGGCTGAAGGTGTGACGGTTGCCAGGGATCTGATACTGTCTGCGATGCCTTGCATCTGGTTGCCGAAGCCGGCCCACTTTTGGGCTGAACGGCCGGCTTCTTCTCCTGCGTTGTAGAGCCCAGACCCAAGTTTTTCGAGTTTGTCGTTTGCTGATTTTAATAATGGAAAAGTTTCCATAAGCCCGTTTACCGCGACCTCGACCATGGTGGCTGGGCCAGATGTAAGGGCAGCGACAACTGCTGCAGCTGTGATCGCTGCCTGGCCCATAGCGACTATGAAGGACGTGGTCTTTAGGACTGCCTCATTCACGGAAAAGAAGGCTGTGGGCATCCAGCCAACGGCCTCGACTATTTTGGCTATGACCTCTACGACAACGACTCCGACTTCCTTGGCGAACCGGTCGAAGTCTCCCGCCTTCTTGAGGCCCTCGATCTTGTCCAGAACCATTTTCAAGTTGATCTTGAGGGCCTCGAATGGGCCGGAGTCCATGACTGACTTCTTGAACATGGACCAGTTGTCGGCAAGGTTCGACATCATGCCCTCCCAGGTCTTGCTCATGGCGTCCATGCCGCCCTCGTATCCCTTGAATATACTTGTAAGGGCCTTGGTAATGCCTGCGGCTGTCTTGTCCGAGGTCTCTACCATATCGACCCCGTTTTTTGAGTATGCAAATGCTACTTTGTTTCCCTCTGTTGTGGCCTTGATACCAAACTCCTTGAGCCGCTCGAACTGCCCTGTGACTGCATCGGCCATCATTTCAACTGCCTGGTCGAGCGACTTGGACATGGCTGAGGCGGTGTCGCCTAAAGGGCCAAGAAGTTTGGTAGCGTCAAGCCCGTAGGCGGTTAACTTCCTGAAGGAGTTGGCTACTTCCTCCAGCTCGTATGGAGTTTTTGCCGTGAATTCCGTAATCCAGGCCATGGCCTGCTGGGCCTTGGCTGCAGATCCGGTGACGGTAATGAGTGAGGTGTTGATCTTTTCGAACGATGACGCGGTGTTTAAAAATCCTTCTGCGAACTTGAAGGCGGCGTAAGCTGAAACGGCTGCCGTCAAGGCTTTGATGAGTGTCGTTGCGGTGTTTAGGTGGGAGTTCATTCCGGTGAGGGCAGAGCCGGTTTTCTCGAATCCAGAAGAGGCTTTCTTCCCTGCCTCTTCTGTATCCTTGCCAAGCTGCTTTATTTTGACCGAACCCTTGTCATCGACTTCAACGCTGATCTGAAGTGTCGTTTCCATTTTATTCCTTGTCCTGTCTGGGGGCTGTCATTGGGCAGCTTCCGGCTTGCCTGGGGGCCAGTACCTGGTTAACTCGTCCGAGGTCGAGCCACTCCTCATATGCAATGTCGTTGGCCTTGAACGGGTACCCTGCCTTCTGTAGGTTATGGAGTCGGATCAGCTTGTGCGTGTACTCTGAGAGGTCGCTGCTGCGCTTCTTTGGGCAGTTCGCACAGGCCCATTCGATGTCAGAATTATCTGCGAGACACTGGGCCTCCTCTGCTGGCTGGCAGATGCCTCTTTCGATGGCTGCCAGATCCGACTCTAAAATCATCCCACCTCGTCAGCCGGTTGGATGCCTGGGGCGTCCCCGGTGTCTGGTGTTGTGTCTGCTTCTTCAAGTTCGCTGGACCCGTCAAAGACGATCATGGCGAGCTGCATGATGAGGTCTGCCGCCTTCTGTTTCCAGAGGTCTTTCCAGCCTGGGCGATAATTTGGGCTTGATGGGTCGGAAGAAATAGGCACCTTGACTCCCGATTCCTTGACAAGAATGTCGCCTTCTCTGAATCCGGTCATGATGAGAAGTCCGTATTTTAACCTGGTTTCCGAGACCCGCATGACGACCTTGTTTCTCTTCCTGCTTACGGATTCGTTGGCGTAGGCGACCCTCTCTTCGGGGGTCGGGTCTCTGTAGTACATCACGATTTTGGAGTTGCTGAGGTTGTCGAAAAGGGTGAGCTCGTTAACGTCATCATCGAAACATCTGGGCATGGTGGTTGTCCTCTCTTTGCTGGTTGTTATAGGTGGGGGCAGGCCCACGATAGGCCCACCCCGTGGTTATTTTATGCCATATAGGCTGTCTGAAGGTTCTTTACCATCGCTATAACACTGCCGTAGGTGTCGTGTTCGAGGATGGTAAGTTCGCCCGCCTCTGCCAGCTTTTTCCCGTCAATGGAAATAGGGGCAGAAAGAACGCTGACTTTCGGGAAGATGATCTCTACCTGATAATTATGACCCGTGTCGTACTCTGCGCCCAACGAGAGTATTCTAACACCGAAGGTGTCATTGTCTTCAACGTGCTGCTGAGTGACGAAATCCCGAAATTCCCGGTTAACCTTTAACGACTGGGTTCTGGCTGGGCGAAAGCACCTGTTTGCGTAGGCCTCTGCCGCCCCTGGAACGTACTCGATTTCGAGCGCATTGTTATAAGTCCACTCGATGCTTGAGAGTTCAGCCGTGAGGGTGCGGCCCCCGGTGAATGCTGACCCACTCCAAGTGCCGCCGATGTTTATAGAGCATTGGGCTACCCTCAGGGGGGTCTCTGCTACTCTGGACGGGAAGGTGCACCAGGCCGCCTCTGTCGGTATGTAGATGACTTCATAATCAACGTCATCCGAACCGGCACCGCCCAGGCTGGTTATTGTGATAGCTGCCGGAGAGGCTGCGGATACTGCCGAGAAGGCAACTTCTGTCCAAACGGAGTTGAAATAAGCACGAATCCGGTGGACGTTATCGATCCGGAGACTAGCGGTTGATCCTTGCACGCCGCTGGCTGCCAGGGTGAGGGTGGTAACATTGTCTTTGGCTGTGACGGTTTCCTTGACGATGTTGTTTGTATGCTTGCCCGTCCCCTTGATTGTAGCCGAGATCTTGCACCAATCGTCTTTTGAAAAGTTGGCTGTAAAAGAGTCGATGAAGCAGCCTCCGAATCGCCGTTTCAGGATCTGGTCTCCGTATCTCATGGCGGCCGTGAAGGACGGATTCGAGCGGTTGCTGTCGAGGTCGTTCCTGATGGGAGTGATAGTGTGCAGCTTGCCGGATCCTGCTGTCGTGGTGGCGATACTTCCCATGCCATACGCCATTATGAATGCAAAATGCTGGGGCTGGGCCTTCTGAAAATTCATTTTTCCTGTGGACTTTGCCCCAAGGTCATAAACGGTGTCGGCCTCTTCCTTGCCTGTCATCTCGTTCTGGTTGTTTTCCCTTCTTCTTTCGAGATCCAGGATGTCTCCGGAATCGAGAAGGACTGACAGGCTGAGGGTCTGCTCTGTGTTTAAGGCTGTTTCCTTGGCGCCTGCCGAAACAGCCATGAGGTTCTGGGTCGCTCTGAAATTGCGCATTGTTTATTGCTCCTTCTTTTTGGCTGGGGCCTCATCGAGATCGACAGGGTCCATGGGTTTGTTTTTGGCTGGCTTCTTTGCCTTGTTCGTACTGGTGAACTTGTCTTCGTCTTGTTCCGGGATCTGGTCATAGGCCACGCCCTTCTTGTACTGCTTGCCTGCGTGAGGCCCGTCAACAACTTCAAATGATTCCTGCCCTGGTTTGAGTGTGAATGGCATTGTGGTGGTCTCCTTTATTCCTGTTCGTATGTATAGGTTAAAATCTTGCGAACTACCGAATTCGTTTCATCGCTGACAATTTCCGCTTCTGTTTCTGCCCTGCAAAAGGCTGAGTGCAGGCCAGTGATTGCGAGCGTGTTCTGGTGAAGGGCCGTGTGGATGTCTGCCGCAAGGCCAAGCACGCCCTTCTGTTCTGTAGATTCATCGCCCATTATGCTGGCTGAATCCTTCTTGAGGCTTACATAAATAACTATTTTGACTTGAGCAGAATATCCGATCTGGCCTCCAATCAATTCGATGCGCTGGATAGGTCCGTCCTTGATTCCTATACAGGGAAGGCGAACCGATGCCGGTATGTAGTTGATGTGGGGGGCGATAAAGATGTCCAATGGTCTGACATCATCAGCCATTTCGGTCTGCAGTTCTTCCTGGATTGCGGTCAAAAGTGCTTGCATCATAGCGTGAATCCTTCAAAGGTGCCGGTACTGCTGCCCCTGGTGGACAAAAATATCCGATCTGATAGGCTGGCTGAATTCTTTGGCCCTCCTTCGGTGGTGGCGGTGGCCCCCTGGATGGCGATGCTCCCGTCCTGAATCTTTTTCAGAATGTCGATGCCTGAATCATACTTGCTTTTCCTGGTCTCTGGGATCGACATATCACTTCTGCGCCCGTAAAGATTGTAGATGGTGAAGTTGACCGATATGAACTTGATGATGGCAGGAACGGTGGATAACGGGGCTGAATAGATGGCCTGAAGGTAAAGGTCGATTTCCGAATCTGCCGCCTCGATGGCTGAGTCTATAATTTCCGAGACGACCTCCCCGGTGTTCTCGTCATCGGTAAGCTGAATGAGGGTGTCCGAGGTGATCATGGTCAGAAGGTCTGTTTCGGTGCAGTACGGCATTTAGTTCTCCTCTCTTGTGGCCCTGATGTTTCCCTGGGGTTCGATCCTGTAGGTTACTGAGCGATACGGAGTCCGGAAATGACCCCACCTGTAAATGACCTTTTTGTAAAGTCGAAAGGGATGAATGCGCTATACGACTTACTACCTCCCTGCGTGTTGTTGGGTCCGTATATGTAGGCGTACCCGTATGCTCTGATGTACCAGTTGAAGGCCCCGGATGGTAGCGAGTCGAGATTATATCTTACTGAGCCGTCCGGTTCCATGTCTTTCAGTACTATGGTGGTTCCGGTGGCGACCACCTGGGTGTCTGTAAGGCCCTTCTTTGCCTGCCAGATCTCGAAAGCTGCTCCGATATGCTCTGGACTTGGATCACTTACGAGGCTGTCGGCCTGGGCGATGGCTGCGGATAAAAGAACTGCGATGATGATGATCGTTTTTTTCATGTCTGGTTCTCCTTGTTTTTGGGGGCCATGGTAGCATTGACAAGAGGTCAGCCTGGGTGAGCGGCTGACCTCTCTACAATGACACCTTGACCAGTATTGGGCGATTAGGTCAGAAGGGTGTCAACCCAGAGAAAACCTAAATCGAGAGAGGTTAAAGCGATGTCGGTTTCCTCTGCGACTTCATAAACGTCCTGGTGTCTGGACGCTTCGCGCCAGGTGGTGGCCCTGCGAGGGCCGATGCCTGGGTAGTTAATCCGGCATTGAATGCCAGCCGTGGGAGTCTTGAGGCCGAGCCTGGGGGCTTTGTAGAACAAGAAGGCCGACCCTTTTCCTGCGTTCTTTTCCCAGATGTTCTGGGCCGAGAAGTCACTGCCGTCTGCTTTTTCCTTGGCGGTGCTGTAGATGGCCTGTCCGATCAGAACGGCATCGAGGTCGAAGATGCTGGCGATAAGGTCTGCCGTCAAAACGCCTTTTTCCGTGTACTTGATCCTGTCGAGCAGCTCATCGTTCTTGCGAAGAGCGTTGTAAGTCCCGAAGTCAAGAACGAGGTTGTTCGGAGTAAAGCCCGTGTTGCTGCGGATGGTTTCGATCCTGGCGAATACGTCCGTCAGGAAGGTGTTCGTGTTGTCGTTTGGAGCCCATAGACCAGCGGCGTCTTCGCCCCCTGCTGTAGCTGACCAAGTTGCAGCTATGATCTCGGATGCGATAAGGCGCTCCTTCTTGAGGTCGATCTTATCTGCTGCGAATTCCATGGCGTCCTGGTCTGGCTTTAAGGGCATGGCCCCACCGGCAAGAGCATTCCTTCTGTCTTCGTCTGTGACTTCCGAAGCGAAGGCGTACTCTACCGTGTTGATGGATACGTAGTCTGTCGGGCCTCCCCCCCTGGGTGCCTCAGATCCAGGGCCGCGGATGCCTGCATCGTCCCGAAACCATGCTCCCTTGAGGTAGCGGCCTATCTTGGCTTTCGGATCGCAATTGTCGAGAATCGGGAAAACCTTGGAACCGATATAGTTCTGGTTTTTGTACTGAACTGATACGTTCGTTAAAAACGGGGCAACGATTGTTCCCCTTGCGTCTGTTGGCATATTATTGTCTCCCGTATGAGATATGAAAAGTTAAAATTAATCTGTCAAAATGTTGATTAGCTGGCTGCGTTAACCTGGTGAATTGCTCCGGACAGAAGGATAACTCCAAGTTCGTCCTCGTCACCACCAACGATACATCTTCCGAGGGCCACATCTAAGGCCCCATCCGCATCAAGGGCCTTGCCTGCGTCTGCTGCGGAGACGTATTCGTGCTTAATCCACTCATTGGTTGCCACTGTTTCCCCGAAACGGATTTTGGATAAGCCGATCAGCATGACGCTTGCGGCTTCCCCAGCTCCCGGGGTGTTCTGAAGTACGCCGAGAGGTACGTCGTTCGTGGCGTGGTCTGGCCTGCGTACTTTTCCTGTTGATGTGTCCAGGATCAGGATTCTGTACTGGTCGTTCGTAAGGTCTTCTGCGGCCTCGAAGGGTACTACTAAAACAGCGTTCGATGTTGCCATATTCTTTGGTCTCCTTGTAAAAGGTTTTGGTATTGGTTTGATATTTGCCCTGGTAGATTAGGGCCGGTTATACTCTGTGAATTCCTGAATCAGTTCCATATTTTCCTTCTGTACTGCCGTCAGGGCCTCTGCGTAGCTCAGGGCTGTGTTGGCTGCGAGCTTGCCCTGGATGAGGGCCTCTATCTTTGCGGCTGGATCGCCGCCTGTAACATCGATGTTACGAGTTGCTACTTCCTTAAACGTGACCAGCTGCGGAAGATCTTCCAGAAGGCCCATGAAAAACTCTTGCGGCGTGGTCTTCTTGTCTGCTGCTTCCCCGAACTGAATTTCCGTTGCGGAATCGAGGGAAGAAACGAAGGCCGCCAAGCCTGCTTTAGCCCAAGCCGGGGGCACTTTGCCGGTGGCGATAAGGGTTCCAACGCGCTTTTTGGCTGCCTCGATGCGGGATGCCTGGGCGTCTGCTTTAGCTTTTTCCGCAAATTCGAGGGTAAGACGTTCCCGCTCTGCTTTGGCTGCCTGGTCGGCTGCCTCTTTCCTGGCTGCCTCGATGTCGGCTTCCGAGAAGGATACGGGGGCTTGTGTCTGGGGGGTGTTCTCTGCCTGGGGGGCAGAGGGCTTGGCCTGCTGGGTAAAACCGAAAAGCTCTTTGATGTCGTTCCAAGTCATTTCCATCGTTTTTGTCTCCTTGTTCTTGTGGTCTGATAGTTCGATGACAATATCGTCAGGTGAAGCTGAAAAAAAATGATCTGGCAATCCCTTGACTGCCGGTGGGGTTGCGCCTAAAAAACCTACGTGCTTGAGGGTCAGATCTGGGTAAAGGCAGATTGACCGCTTTTTATATCTGCCGTCCTTTAGCCAGCCCTCAAATTCTGGGGCAAGTTCCTTGAATTCGGCAAGTAAAAGATCACCTTGGCGAGAGAGTGAATTGACCCACCCCCAGGCTGGCGAATCTGTTTTGGGGTGTCCGATGACTGCCGGGGCCTCATGCTTTTGAGGGTTATAGTTTTCGATGATCTTGTCTAGGTCGGCCTGGGTCCAGGTTCTGACCCTGCCGTTCATGTCGGTATGCTTGCCTGTCTGGAAAACCGCTATCTTCATTTTAGTTCTCCTCAAGTGTGACCTGAAGGGCGGCGCTTGAAAGTGCCGTTTTGGGCAAGACCTGGGCCTTCAGGAAATGGTCCCGTGAAGGTATTCGCATCGTGGTTCCTGATGGTATGATATGCCCAACTGCCGAGGTGGCTGTCCTTCCGAAGGCGATGCGGACATCTGCCGTTTCTGCTGTGATGAGGCAGCCCGCCACCTTGCTAAAATTATAGCTGGGGCCGAGTATCCCATCGCATAGAGATTGAAGGGTAGCCGATACGTCTTCGAGTGATAAATGTATGGTGTTTCCTTTTACTGCGCCCCACTGTTCCATGGCCTTGTGTCCTTTATTTGATGGTGAAAAGATATTCGTTCAGATCCTGCTTTGTCTGGGCTGCGTCCTCTTCCTGAAACAGCATAAAAGGGCGGGCGGGGATTGTTCCCCAAGGTAGCGATTGTGTCCTGCTATGCCCTTTGACTGTTACGGTCTTCCCTCCCCTGATAATCCTTTTATGCTCCTTGACCACCACCACGAACCTGCCAAACGACCCCTTGGCTGCCCCGTGGTGTTGCAGCCTTGCGTATTCCTTGGCGGTGCTGACCGTGGCAGACGTTGAAGTGTGAGAAGGTGTAAGGCTGCCAATAAGGCCCCCGGTGTCGTGAAGGGTTTCGCCCCCTTCTCTTTCGGCCCTCTGGGATCTGCGCCACTTATCTGGTCTGCCCTGGGCTGCGAAGTTCTCTGTAACGGAGTCGTGAAGGTCTCCGGCTATCTTGCCCATGATGGGTTCGAGATCCTGCATGCGACCTGAGATGTCCCGGAGAAGTTTGATAAGCTCCCCGTCATCGAATTTGATGGTGATGCCCTCGTCCATTTTACCGTTGACCCTCCCGGTAGATGCCGGTATTCTGGCCTGTAACTACAAACGCCAAAGAAGGAGCAAAGCCGTGGAGAGTGTGTTCGACCATAACCCGACCGAAGAGGAGTACCGGAATTTTAACCTTGAACAGTACGAAAAAAGAAGGCACGAAATGGGCCGTGACGAAAACTATGCTATCATTGCCCGCCTGTATGGTTTTCGCAAAGACAAGGAGAAGGTCAATCACTACCTTGCGAAGATAGTCGACCCGATTTACCAATGGGATATTAAGTTCGGTATTTATCATGACAATCTCGATCTATATTAGGGCCTCTTTATAAGCAGAAGGCAGTCCCGAAGGTTATTGTAAAACGTACTGCTGTATTCAGCCACGGAATTGAGTGCGGTTACAAGCGCCCGCTTTTGCTGCTCTGAATAGACCACTGTTTTCGATGTGGTCAGGATAGCCTCTGCAACGTGCTCGGCGTATTCTTTGGGATTGATCGTAGAATGAATGGCCTCGATGCTCTTAAAAATGGCTGTATCTTCAACTTCAAACGCCTCCAATACCTGACCAAACCGCTTGAGATATGACCCGTAGCCGTATCCGTCTGTCAGAATCTTTGCCTGGTTTACTGGTGTCGCTCCCATTTGTGCCAGAAGTTCCTGGTAGCTCCGGCGAGCGTACCACTGGTTAACTGTTTCCATCATGGGTCTCTCTGCGTCTGTAATTCTTCCGGCACCTATGCGCACGAACTTTTGGCGGTTATGAAGGACTTCATGCCAGAGCGATTCGACAGAATATTCCTGCTGAAAAGTTAATGGGATGTTCTTTCCTGCTGCTTTGAATGCTCCGAGGAGCTCATCGGCCGGATTGAAGGATACAGCTCCGAGATCTGTCATGAACGATATTGTGTTTGGGCAGACATAAAACTTGCCCACTGTGTTGGTCGCCATGAATGCGTCCATCTTTCTGTAGGTAAAGTTAATGTACCCGTTTGAGTTCTGGCAGAATTTGCCTAAGTGATACTCCGCCCACTGCTTTAATGACTTAAGGTCTTTTACCTTCTTGGCGTCAGCGACCGATTTCGGTGGCAAAGGGGCTGCCGGGGCCTTGTCTTTTTTGGGCTTAGGTTCCTTTGGCGGCTTCTCTGCTTTAGGCTTTGGTGGTGCCTTTGGCTTCTTTGCTGGCTTCGGCTCTGGAAGCGGCGGTGCTGGTTCAGGAATGAACTTGCGAAGGTCTTTGCCATACTTTGAAGGATCGATTTTGAAAGAGGTCTTTCCTGGGTTTGACGAGAAACCTGGGTCGGTGAAGGTGATCTTGCCCGTTTTGGGGTCTTTGTATCCGCAGACCGGCATCGTGTCACCCTTGGCATTTATCTTCTTCTCTTCCCAAACCATGTTTCCATTGCCCGTTTCTACCTCGAGGCCTTTATCCTTGACCTGTTTCTCTGTTAAGGCACGAACCCGGCACCGACATCGGAATCCCTGGAGCGGGTAGTGGGTATCCCAAAAGGGGTCATCGTACCGAAAAACCTTGCCGTTCAGGGCTGAGTGCGCTGGCCTGGTCCGGCTGTCGATGATAGATTGATATTGGAAATAGGGCCGAAACCTTGCATTTTCCATCTGCTGCTTGTATCTGCCTGCCATGTAGGCCGATTGGATGTTTGTCCGGTAAATGTTTTCGAGTCTATAGGGGGTGCCAAGTGTAACGATCTTCCCGTCTTCTGTAAGATCGTGGCCCCACCAGCCTTTTTTCTGAAGGGTGGGCATCAGCTCCTTCTGGAATGTTGCGAAGGTGAGGCCCTTATCTGCTGCCTTGGTTAGGGCGCCGTCTATGTCCTGCAGGATGTCGAGCCTTGCCACTTTCGCTACAGTAAAGGCCTTGGCGTGTGCTTCCTGCCAAACATCCCACCAATCCCATGATAGCTTATATCCCTTCTTGACCAAGAAGTTTATCGCATCCTGGGGCGACTTATTGAAAACGGCTGTAAGGTCTAAATCAGTTGTCATCTGCCGATAATCTTCCCCAGGTTTCTGCCATAAAGATGGCCCGTGTCATGGCCTCTTCGAGCTCTTGCGGTTTCATGCTGGGCCAGGTGCTGGTCAGCCTGCTCTCTACTTCCTCGTAACTGTGGCCCTGTTTTATCAGCTTCACAATCGGCTTTAGGATTCCGTCAAGGGTGGTGAGGTCCGGGGCCTGGGTATCATCGAGTGCGGCCTGGTCAGGAAAAAGTCTGCTGAGGTCAGAAGGGGCCTTCTCTGCGAATGCTGGCTTGTCCTGGGGCGTGGCCTCTGCGACTTGCGGTTGTTTCCCTGGGGCCTTGCCGGCTGTTGAATTGCTGATAACCTCCTCGTCTCCTTCTGGCGCGGGTATGCTGTATGTCTCCAGGAAATAGGACACCGGGAAGGGTACGCCCATGTCGTAGAGGATCTTGTCTCGATCTGCAAGGGGTTTGAGGTCTTTCTCATCTTCTAAGCGAATCCAGATCTTCGGATATTCTACCTGGGGGCCGAAGTTGAAGTCCACCAGCCAGGGGATAATGCTTCCGTTGAGGCATTCGCACAGACAGTCTGAATCGGCCTTTACGACCTCTTTTCTTACGTCATTATGTGTCTGGCTGGCTGCGTAGCTGCCTGTTTTCCCGACTTCCGTAGTCAGGGTCTGGCTGAGAACGGCCTTACTGATGCTGTTGTCCATGTAGTCGCAGAGGCCCTGATACGAGGCGTTTCCTGATCTGGTGGCGTCAAGAAGGGCCACCTTCATATTTTCTGGAAAAATGATGGACGATTCCTTCTGAATAGCATCGAGGGCCTCGAGCAGCTTGTCTTGTATTTCCTGGTCGGTGCCTACGGGGTACTGGCCCGTGACTGTTGGTAGTCCGTATTTGTCCAAAAACGTCATCCAGTATTGTATCCCGTTGTTCTTGAACCAGACGGGCCACCAGAGAACTTGACCGACTCCGGACCCGTAGGGATTGTCTGAGTTCCCGTAAGTGAATGTGATAAACTTGCGGGGCGGGATCTCTTCACCCTCGATCTGGTTAAAGGGGGTCAGGAGCCGGAGTTCTCTTTCCTGGGTGAATGAAAACCGCCTGGGGTGTTTCGGCATGATCTTGTCTATAGTCCAAGCGGACTCTGAGGCTTTCCACATGATTTCTGCGACATAGAAGCCATAGACAATGCCCTTCAAAAGTTCCTGCCTAGCCTGGTCGAAGTTGCAGGACAGGAACGTCTTCTTTAGGAACGAGCAAATCTCTTCCATTTCTGGGCTGTCGTCCCCGTCTGGCGGCACGATTTCCCACTCTCTGCCTGTGACTGCCAGAATCCTGGTCTGCATGACTGACGAGGTGTGCGTATCCCTCAGGACGGCATCGTAAAGTTTAAGGCCCTTGCCCCCACCCTTGGCTAAAAGCACGGGGTCCGGGTTTTCGAGCTTCTTGTTCCAGCCACCGAAGATGTCAATGTCCTTTGTGGTGGTGGCGATCTCTTTCGTGATGGCCTTCTTCATGGGAAGGTCCGTAGTCTTTTCCTGGCCTGATGCGAACCTCGAAGGCTGCCTCTTTTTGTGTTTAGCCATGTGGTTTTTCCCCTTCATTCCGTTGCGTATCTGCCATAAACTGAATAGCGATCTGGGCGTTCCTTGGTCCACTGGTTAAGCTGTGAAGGGCTGGGGTGTTTGATGGTGTACCCTGGATCGATGAGGCCGAGGTATCGCCCACGCTCTGAACAGTATGACAGCCACGGGATATTGATGAAGGATAGGCCGATGGCTTTCCCAAATATGCCCGGTACGTCGTACAAGGTCTTGTACCACGGTAGAGCCAGATCCTGCTTGATGGCTGAGATAATGAGAGCTCGCTCGATGCTGGTCCAATTAGGATTCCAGACGAATTTCATCGTATATCCCGTGTATGCCTCGACCGTCTTTTCTTGTAACCAGAGGCCCTGGGATGCGAGCTGGTTTGGGCCGAACAGCCACATGAAATGACCGTACACCCCTTTTGTCCTGGCCTTCACGCCCCAGCTGAAGAAGCTGCACGGGTTGTCACAGAAAACCATGAGCGGATAATGGGCCTGGGGGATCTGCTTGATATTTTCGAGGCTGAGAAGTTGTTCGGTCATTGCGAGTTCAAATCCCTTTTGATCAGATAATTTCGAATCATGTTTGCTGCCCTGGTGATAAGCTGCTTGATGGCCCACTTGGCTACTTTGTTCATTGCCTGGTTAGTATCCTTTATCCCTGAGTATGTCCACCGGCGTAATGGGTTCGAGGATGGTCTCAGGCTGGTGGTTGGCGCACCACTCGATCTTGGTCCGAACGATGAATCCCTGTTGATTGCGAAAGGCCACTTCCTGCTGGGCCACTGTGTCTGTTTCCTGGCAACCAATCTTGCAACAGGTCATACTTGCCCCCCTTTATCACCGAAAAGTATTTTGTCACGATTGCGCTTTGCCCTGCCTGGTAGCTGCCTGGCGTAGAGTGAGTTCATGAGTTCAACGGCTGCCGGTTGCCACTGGCCCCTTTTGAGGTGGTTCAGCATTTTCCGGAACTGCATTACGCCCCCGTAGCCGAGATTGAAAATCATGTCGATAAGGGCTGCCCTTCTTGTGTTGTCGAGGGTGAGGCCCAACCGGGCGTAGTCTTTTACTGCCTGTTCATAGTCGGATTCGAAGATTATCTCTGCTGCTTCCTGCGGGATCTTTGACCCACGGTTCATGAAATGCCCATAACCGATGGTGAGGTTTCCGAGCGGGTCCATGTAGGCCGATAGCTCGCAGCCTTCTTCTTCTTTGATGGCTGCCTTGAGGTCTTCTTCGGAGAGGGTCATATCCAGGCCCTCTGGCTTTGGTGGTGGTCTTTGGCTTCTGGCTTGAATATGAAGGCGATACTGCTTTTGATTTCTACCTTGCCGGCCTCTATCCCGTCTGCGTAGGCCATGGCGACTTGTTTCTCCACTGGTATCTGCTTGCGCTCGAACTCCTTTTGACGTTCAAAGTAATAGCCGAGTCCTCTCTCTATGGGTGCAATTTCATTTGCCATGCCCTGGTTTAGCCTCCCACTTTTGGTGCGACTGAAATAAGGTGATTGATGAAGGCTGCCGCCCCTATCAAGACGATACTTATAACGACACCCCAGAGGGTTCCGATCTGTTTCCTGGGGCAGCTGGCCTGCCAGTTTGTAATGGTGGAAAATGACTTTTGAAGGTTCTCGATGTCGGTGTGGTGTTCGATTTGTAGGCGGTTGATGTTTGCAATCTGAACAGACTGCTGGGCGACAAGCGTCATGTTGTCCGAGATCTTTGTCAGGATCTGGCGGTGCTGTGACAGCTCATCATGGAGTGATGCGATCTGTGTTCGAAAAATACCGGCCTCCTCCATTGGCGAAAAGCTCCTTTGCCTGTGCTTTTTCAAAACTGGCTTATGGTTTTGAAGTTAAAAGTATGGGCCGGAGCCATGATCTTTTGTTCTTCCCCTGGGGATGAAAGGTTCCGGATCTGTTCTCTGGTTTCGTGTTTCATAGTTGGGTCGCTTATACGGTTTTACGGTTAAAAGTCAAGGGGGCTTGATGGTATATGCGCATATGACTTTTTCCCCTGGTCGATTATTTTTCTTGACAAACCTAAGCGGTTTGGTTTATTCTGCAGCCGTAGTCTAAATAACCCACTGAAAAAAAAGGAGATGTGAAAATGATCATGGATACAGAATGCTACGAAGCGACTTACGGAAAGAAGCCTAAGGGGGCTGGTGTATGGTTTTTCAAGGTTACTGGAACGGATGGTAAGGGGGCCTATACGACCGATACGATCAGGGCAATAGGCACTCTGGGAAGGGCCAGATCGGCTGCCATGAGGGCTTTTAAAGCGTCCTGCGGTGCGGTAAAGGTGATAACTGAAGTTGAAGTGCTGCCATAAATAACCACTGAAAAAAAGGGGGATGATATGAGACAAAAAGATTTGAAGGTAAAAATCGAGAAGGCGATGAAAACTTATAGGGGTCTGTTGGTTGGTATGGGCGATGCTGGGGCGCCTGGTTCGCTGCAACAGTCGAACTGGTTTATATACCACGCCAAGCTGAACGCTTTAGAGACGGTGAAAATGGCCCTTGAGGGCGATTCGAGCGCCTTGGACTTTGACGGCATGGAATTGTAAATAACCTGATGGCCTGGGCAGGCCGTTAAACTGCCCGAAAGGTGGTCTTATGAATAGTGCGATAGTAAAGCCCGTGGTTGATTTGGTGGCTGTTGAGGCTGGCAAGCTGATGGAAAAACAATATGGCGCTGACTGGCGAAAGAGGGCTTTGACCCCTGAGGGTGTTGAAGCTATAAAGCGTGCGATAGCCGATGCGACAAAATCCGTTAGAATCGCTCTTGATGAGATGGCAAAGAGAGGGGGGCGAACGAATGATTGATATGGTTCATAGATGGTCTGATGCTGGTCTTGGCCTGGCCCCGTTTAAATGCCGTGGTCTTTATTCTATCCCGTCTCCGGCCCTGGCAGAGACGAATCCTGATGCTTATAGCCGCAGGCTGGCTGAGATGCCGAAGGGCTGGGGCATTGGGGCATGTGCTTATTGCGGGGCTGCCCTGGTGCATAACTTCATGATCGTGTCTGCTGATGGTAAGCGGTTTGTGGTGGGCTGTGAGTGCGTGAAGTATTCCGGTGATGATAACCTGGTAAAGGCTGTTTCCGATGCCGAGAAGGCACGCAAGCGAGAGATAGCAGACCAGAGGAGAAGGGCCAGAGAGGAGAAGAGGCAGG